AGCGTCGTGGGGCGGAATAGCCCCAACACGAACGCCTCTGAGCGGCGCGTCGCGCGTGCGGTGTGGGATGCCGGCATCGAGCCCGCCGCCAACTGGGGGCTCACCTTCCTGCCGATCCCGCTTGCGGTGATCCTGACGCAAGCGGCCGGCCATGGCGGGGTGCGCGGCGCCTTTATTGACGGCGTGGCAGGCCCGGAGCAGCGCCAGCGTCGCTAATGATATAGGTTGCCGTGTTGGGTGTTGTTGGTCATACTCTGTCGCGTTGGCGGAGACAGGCCAACATTCCACCACCACGGGAACCCACCAATGGCAGATATCGAACCGGCGAACACCAGGGCGGGCGCGATCTTGCGCGAGGCCGCCTCGATCGTGGACGGCGCGCGGAACGTCACGCACGGGGACAAGGAGCGGAGCTTCCTGGCGATTGCATCGCTGTGGGAGGCTTACCTCCGGCAGCGCCCCCGGGGCATGAGCGCCGGCATCACGGCGGCGGACGTGTGCGCCATGATGGTCCTCCTCAAGTTCGCGCGCTCGCACCACGGGCAGCACATCGCGGATCACGGCCTGGACGCCACCGGCTACGCCGCCATTTGGGGCGAGCTTCGCGAGGCGGAGGGCGCACATGAGCGCGCGGTGAAGGAAGCCCAAGGGCTCCTGTTCTACGGCGTCGGCGGGGAGCCGGACTAATGGCGACGCGAGCCCCCACGAAGGAACAACTTAAGCTCGCGAACAAGTATCTGGACGAAATCGAACGCGCCGTCCGCGACGGCTATTTGCTCGATGAGCGTCAGCGCGAGAACAAGCGCGAGCCCACGGCATACCGCATGGCGGCCGACCGGCTGAAAATCCCCACGGGATCGCGGCATAGCTTTCTCGGGCAGGCGCTCCGCTGGACCGGCCGCAGCATCGAGGGGATCGAGAAGGCGCAGCGATCCGGGGACAGGAACAACACCCCCAGCGAGAAGCGTCCGCCCGCCGGCACGCTGGACGAGCGGGTGCTTGCGGCGCTCCGGAAGGAGCGCAAGGGCATCCATATCCCGTCGCTCGCCGGGATGCTGGCGATCACTGACCGCGATGTGGTCGCGACCGCCAAAGCCCTGCAAGCCAAGGGCTACAACATCATTCTCGACAAGCGGCGCGGTCACGTCGCGCTCGCCATGGACCTCAAGCCCGCTTTCTCCATGGAGGACGGGCACATCATCCTTCGGTCGGACGCCAACAACCGCTTTCTGTTCGGGGCGGTGGGGGACAACCACCTGGGCTCCCGCTACGAGCGGCTGGACGCGCTCAACGACCTCTACGACCGGATGCACGATGCCGGTGTGCAGCACGTCATGAACACCGGCAACTGGATCGACGGCGAGGCGCGCTTCAACCGGCATGAGTTGCACGTTCACGGCATGGACGCGCAGCTTGCCTATCTCGTCCGGAACTACCCGAAGCGCGAAGGGATCACGACCTACGCCGTAACCGGCGACGATCACGAAGGGTGGTATGCCCAGCGCGAGGGCATTGATATTGGCGTCCGCGCCGAGCAGGACATGCGCGCCGCCGATCGCTGGGATTGGGTGAACCTCGGCTACCAGGAGGCGCACGTCATCCTGGAAAACGCCAACACCGGCAAGCGCGCCGTGCTGGCGGTGGTGCATCCCGGCGGCGGCAGCGCCTATGCGCTTTCCTACTCCATCCAGAAGGTGATCGAGAGCCTGGACGGCGGCGAGAAGCCGGGCGTCGCGCTCTACGGGCACTACCACAAGCTGCACGGCCCCATGAACATCCGAAACGTGTTTGCGATGCAGACCGGATGCACGCAGGACCAGAGCTTGTTCATGCGGAAGCGCCGCCTTGAGGCGCATGTCGGCGGCATCCCAACGATCAAGCTGGAACAAGACCCGGCCACGGGCGCGATCGTCGGGTGCGAGGCGCAAGTCGTCCGGTATTTCGTCAAGGGCTACTACAACGAGCGGTTCGCGGCGCCCGGGCGCGGCGTGACCCAGGCGCGGCGGGGTGTCGCATGATCGGCCCCGATCCCCGCCCGGAGGAGAACGCAGTCGGGCGCCGCTGGCGTCCGGACTGCGACCTCACCATCCGACAGGTGCGCCGCGTGCGGCGCCTCCGCCGAAAAGACCTCGGCCCCGCCGCCATCGCGGAGCGGATGAAGGTCGAGCTTCGGGACGTGGAGCTTGCCATGGCCGCCATGCGCGGCCGGCGGGCCGCCGCCACGAACCACGCCACGCTCAACGTCCGCCGCATGACCGCCGAGAGGATCAACCGGGAGCGCCTTCCGGGGGAGCCGATCTGGCAGACGGTGGACCGCCTGCTGGACGAGTTGGAGGCCCAGCGGGCGGGGGCGTAACGCCGGGATAACGCCGGTTTCGCGCTTCGTTCGCCTTTCTCCGGATTGGTCCGGTTCAACGAAAAACCCCTGGAAAGCGTTGGCTTTCCAGGGGTTTTTGCTTGCCTTGGCGTATCGGAGTGAGAGGATTTGAACCTCCGGCCCCTGCGTCCCGAACACAGGCGTCCGGAATGCCGATATGCCTCCGGATGCATATTCTCAGCGGGTTAGCTCCGCATTGTTGGGCGTTGTCCGGCGTAAATCGTCACCGATCGGCGCGTAACGCAGGCTGTTGCGCCGGCCCCCAAGCCCCCTCAACCGCGTCCCGCAGATGGTGCGGCATCAGGTGCTTGTAGTTCCGCATGATCGTCTCGATGGTGTCCCCGACAATCTCCGCGACGAGCGCGGGCGGGACGCCGTTGGCGATCGCGTTGGTGATGTAGGTGTGCCGCAGAACGTGCGGCGTGACACCCTTCACGCCGGACTGCCGCATGAGCGTCGCGAAGGTCTTTTTGATCGAGCCCGGGTTGTCCAGGACGTATTCGCTTTTCCGCTCCGCGTGGGCGCGGACGATGATCGGCCAGAGCGCGGACGAGATAGGGACCGCCACGCGCCGCTTCTTGGTCCGCTGCCGCCCCGGCATCCGGTAGTCGATGAGGCGCTTTTCGAGGTCCACCTGAAACCACGTCAGCGTCTCGATGGCGCGGCGCCGGGCTGGCGCATGGAGGGCAAGCGCGGCGAAGCGGTGGACCCGCGACAGGCGCAGCGGCGTGTCGTCGTCCGCCTTCCGCCCCTGGCGGATCATGTCGTGGCGGTCCTCCTCAACGTAGGTTGTGAGGATCGCGCGCATTTCGTCCGGCGTCAGCACGCGGTTGCGGGGCTCCACCTTCGGAGGAAGCGCGATGTGCGGCACGTCGCCCAGGCGGAGGCGCCGGTTCCGGACGGCGTGGTTGAGCGCCGCGCGAAGATGCTCAAGCTCGCGGCGGATCGTCGCGTCGGAGCGACCGGCGCGGCTGCGGCGATACTTGAGAAGGATGGCGTCCGTAATGTCCGTGGGCAGCATCGGCCCGAAAAACGCCTTGATGGGCTGGCCGCACATCAGGGCGCGCTCCACGTCCACGGCGCGCTCCCTGATGTGTTCGTCCTCGTAGAGCGAGACGAGCGCCGCGATATCGGGCGGGCCTTCCTCGGCCTGCTCGATCCGCTCGCGCTCTATAATGAACGCGGCGAGGAACTTTTCAGCCGAACGGCGGCTGCGCGTCCCCGTCGAGCGGCGGCGTGATCTGCCGTTCTCGGTCCAGGTGATTTCCCAGTAACCGTCACTGTTGGGCCTGTCGGCAAGTCGTGTGCCTCGGTTCTCGCGGGGCATGTGGTGCTGCTCCTTATGTAAGCCTGTAGCGCGTCGTCCGGAATAAGGACGGGCCGACCGGGGATGTATCCCAGCTTGCCGTCCAGCCGGAGGCGATAGACCGTCGCGGCGCTCTTGCGGAGGATGGTGGCGACCTCCGCCTGAGTGTGCAGTTTCACCGCACGCCCATGAGGATCGCGGTGATGGCGGCGGCCTGATCCTTCGACACGGGCTGGTTGACCGTGAGCCAGACCCGATCCGCGCCGGCCATCTGGCGCACCTGGAAGGCGGGCGCCTCGTTCTCGTTGCTGGCGCCGGGCGGCATCAGGTCTTCCGGCTGGCACCCCAACGCATCCGACAACTGCTTGAGAGCCTTCGGGCCGGGCATGGAAATGCCGCGCACATAGGTAGAGACGGCATCGCGCCCGCAATGCGAGGCGCGGGCAAGGTCCGCCTGCGAGAACGGAAGTGGCTTGTGCGACAGCATCCTCTCTTGCAGGCGGCGGGCGAACTCCGATCGCACGGCGGCGCGCGGCCCGACATCGGGCTCGGGTTCCGGTGCGGGCGGCTGGCGTGGCGGCAGTTTCTTGGCGCTCATGGTGGGGTTCCTCCGGCGCGAGCCGCTAATGTAGGGCACAAGCGGGTGGCCTCTGTCAAGCTGACATATTCTGCCCAACGCGGCACGTCGCCTATTGTTTCCGACAAAATGACGGACTACACTCCGGAGTGTCGGGCGGCAAACCCGACAACGACCACCACACCACCACAGGGAACCATGACCACCACAAGAGAGAAAGAGGCGCCACGGCTTCGCGTGCGGCTCAAGGCGGCGGACCTGATCCGCTCCCTTGGCGGCACGGCAAAGATCGTGGCGCTGGCGGAGGAGCATCGCATCCTCGGCCTCACCACGGACGCAATCGCCAAGTGGATCGAGCGCGACCGCATCACATTGACGGGGCTGCTGGCGCTGGACGCGCTGCGCCGCCGTCGCGCGATCCGGTATCGCCTCCATCAGCATATCCGAGAGGAGAAAGTCGCGGCATGAGCGGCCTTCGCATCATCACGGCTGACGAGCGCCTTGCTCGCAAACCAAAGATCAACATTGCCGTGTTCGGCCCGTCCGGCGTTGGCAAGACGACCCTGGCGCGCACGCTGGACCCGGACACGACGCTGTTCCTGGACGGCGAAGCTGGGACGCTGGCGCTGGGCGATTGGCGCGGGCGCGTGGTGGACCTTCGCGGCGCCGCCGCGTCGCTCGGTCAGCATCCGTGGGTCATGTGTCGCGCCATCGCGTCGCTGCTCGCCGGCCCCGATCCTGCCGACACGTCCGGCCCCTACAGCGCGGCGGCCTACGAGCAATACAAGGGCGCGTTGGGCGACCCGGCGGCGCTGTTCAAGGGTGTGGACACGCTGTTCATGGACAGCATCACCGTCGCGAGCCGGTGGGCTTTCGAGTGGTGCCAGATGCAGCCGGAGGCGTTCTCCGAGAAGACGGGCAAGCCGGACACTCGCGGCGCCTACGGGCTGCTGGGTCGCGAAATGACCAAGTGGCTCACCGTCCTACAACATGCGCCCTACAGCGTGATCGTCGTCGGCATCATGGACGAGGACAAGGACGACCTGGGGCGCATCACCTATCAGCCGCAGATCGTGGGATCGTCCACGGGCCGCGCGCTGCCGGGTATCTTCGATACCGTTCTGACGCTCTCCCGCTTCGACGTGGGCGACGGCGGCATCACGCACAACATGATCGGCGGCACCCGCCGCGCGCTGGTGTGCGATGCGAACCCGTGGGGCCTGTTGGCGAAAAACCGCAGCGGGAACCTCGACACGATCGAGCCCCCGAACCTGGGCGAGCTTGTCCGCAAGATGCGGACGGCGCCTCGCCACGACGCGACCCTCTCCTCCTCCATCGCGACCCCCGCCGCTCCGGCGGCGGCCTAAGAAGGACTGCCAGAACCGATGATCGGATTTTCCCAGGACACCGCCAAGATCGGCAATATCGAGCTTGTCCCCCAGGGCACGCTCTCGCGCGCGATCCTCTCCGTGGAGAAGCAGGGTTTCTCCAAGCCGAACCCGGAGAAGGGCACGGCCGGCGGCGGCGAATACTACGAGTGCAAGATCACGCTGGTTGGCGCGCCCTACGAGAAGCGCACCATTTTCCACTACCTCCTCAACCCGGAAGACCCGAAGCACACACAGCAGGGCCGCGACCTGGGCCTGGGCGCGCTCGTCCGGATGCTGGAAGCGACCGGCGTGTTCGAGCCGGCCAACCCCGCGTCCTACCGCAGCATGACCTTCCGCGATGCGGTGGGCGCGCTGCTGGCGGCGCAGGGCGCCGGCAAGACCATCGCCATCGAGGTCGGCGTGCAGAAGGGCACGGGCGGCTATCAGGACAAGAACGTGATCCGCGCGTTCCTGTCCCCGAACCCCAAGAGCGACAGCTACAAGAAGTGGCAGAAGTTGCAGGAGGGCGGGCAGGCGATGGCGGCTCCGGCGTTGCCGGCGTCCGGCTTCATGCAGTCCGCGCCGGCTCCCGTCGCCGCCGCGCCGGCCGGCTTCGGTTCCTCCGCTCCGGGGTGGCTTGGCGGCGGAGGACAGGCGACAAAACCGATGGACGACGCCATCCCATTCTGACATGATCGTTTCGCCCGGCGCTGCGCCACCACGTCGCGCCGGGCGATGCCTCTGCCCATCCACCACTGGACCGACAGGCCGCCGATGACCAAGCCAACGTGCGCGACGAGCGCACTCTTTGAAGCCCTGCGCGCTCACGGCGCGGGTGACGTGAAAACCGCATGTCGCATCTGCCTTGATCTGGCGTGGCACTCGTCCGCGCCGATCCGCGAGCGTGCGCGCAAGGTGCTTGCAGAATACGGCATGGAGATTAGCGGGGCGCCCGTGCTGGCGGAGGATGCGCCGGCCGCGACCGATCTGACGGCGGGAGAGGTCGCATGAGCTTCGACCCCAAGAGCGCGACGATCGGAGAAATGGAGGCGTGGAGGGCGGCGCAGAGGCAAGCCGCGAAGCTGTGTGATGGCGTGGCGATGAGCAGCGACGGCGACAACACTACTGAGCGCACAATCCGCGCGACGGCGCGAAACATCCGCACCGGCGTCCTTGCCATGCAGCCCGAAGCGCAACCATGATTTCTTCCGGCAAGATGTGGGCCGTGGCGGTAAAGCCCAACCATAAGCCCGGCTGCACAAACAAGCGGCGTTACGCGACCAAGCAAGAGGCGCTGGCGGCGATCAAGAAACTGCCCCCGCATTTTACTGGCCGCCACCTTTACGCCTGCATGTGGTGCGGAGGCTGGCACGCTACCTCCGCGCACCTTCCTCTCGCTGACGGGGAGACGTTGTGACATGCAACTCCGCCCCCGCCAGCGCGAGTTTGTTGACCGCTGCCACAACGCCCTTGCGGCGGAGCGCAACACTCTCGGCATAGCCCCGACCGGCGCCGGCAAGACGGTCATGCTCTCTGCGACCGCGCTGCACATGCCGAAGCCGATCCTGGTTGTGCAGCACCGCATCGAGTTGGTCGCGCAGAACCATCGCACCTACCGGCGGATGAACCCGTCCGGAATGACGAGCGAGTGGACGGCGGACAAGAAGCGCATCGAGCGCGACGGCGTTACGTTCGGCATGATCCAGAGCCTTACCGGGCACCTGGACGAGCTACCGCCGCTGGGCTCGATCATCGTGGACGAGGCGCACCACGCCAGCGCGGACGGCTACCTCCGGCTCATCAACGGCGCCCGCAAGCGCAACCCCGAACTGCAACTACTGGGCGTCACCGCCACCCCCGGGCGCGGCGACAAGCGCACGCTCCGGACGGTGTTCTCGAACGTCGCGGACCAAATCTCCGTCCGCGAGCTAATCGCGGGCGGGCACCTTGTCCGGCCGCGAACCTTCGTCCTCGACGTGGGGGTGAAGGACAAGCTGCGCGGCGTGAAGCAACTCGCGACCGACTACGACATGGATGCGGTCGCGGAAATCATGGACCAAGCTCCGCTCAACGAACGTGTCGTGGAGGAGTGGCGCAAGATCGCGGGCGAGCGGCAGACGGTGGTGTTCGCCGCCAACGTCGCGCACTCGAAGCACGTCACGGAGGCTTTCCGGACGGCGGGCGTCGCCGCCGCACACATCGACGGGACCATGCCGGACGGCGAGCGCGCCGCGATCCTGCGCGCGTTCGATCGGGGCGAGCTTCAAGTCATCGTCAACGTCGCGGTCCTGACGGAAGGCTGGGACTGCCAGCCGGTGTCGTGCGTGATCCTGTTGCGCCCGTCCTCGCACCGCTCAACCATGGTGCAGATGATCGGGCGCGGGCTCCGCAAGCTGGACCCGGAGTTGTATCCCGGCCGCACCAAAGACGATTGTTTGGTTTTGGATTTCGGCACGTCCGTATTGCAGCACGGCTCGATCGAGGCGGAGCAAACGCTAGGGGAGGGCGGCACGGTCAAGTGCCACGCCTGCGATAGCACCGTCCCGAAGGTCTGCATCGAGTGCCCGTTGTGCGGGGCGGAGCTACGCAAGCCGGCCGAGGCCGGCGAGCGCGGCGAGCGCCAGGAGCGGGACGCGGGCGACAAGGAGGTTCTGTCCGATTTCGTCCTGACGGAAGTGGATTTGCTCAAACAGAGCCCCTACCGCTGGGAGGAGTTTTGGGACGGCGCGATGATGATGGCGTGCGCGTTCGACGTGTGGGCGTGCATGATTAACCTCCGGGGGCGCTGGATCGCGGTAGGCGGAGCGAAGGGTCAGCCCGTCCGGCTGCTGGCGACGGAGGCGGAGCGCCTTGTCGCGCTCTCCACGGCGGACGACTACATGCGCGAGCATGGCGACGACGACGCCGCGAGCAAGACGAAGCGGTGGCTTTCCCTGCCGCCGTCCGACAAGCAGCTACACCACCTTGGATACAAGAGCCCGCTCGAAGCGCCGGGACTGACGCGCTATCGCGCGGCGTGCCTGTTGACGTGGCGGTGGGCGGAGGGCGCCATCAAGGCGCGCGTCATGGAGGCCGGCAATGCTCGCATTGCTGCCTAAGCCGGACGGATGCCAGCAATGCGGAGCGCCGAACCCGCGCATCCTTCTGACGGCGCCGATCGTCCGGAAACCGGAGTGGCTTTGCCGGACGTGCTTCGTGCTGCACCCCACAAGCGCCGACTTTCGAGACGCGGAAATGGAGCGCGTCCGAGAGGCGACGTTGGAGGGGCTGGATGAGGATGCGTGTCAACAAACTTGTGCGGAAACCGATCTGGCTCATGTGACACAATCGAGGACGACAGGAGAAGGCAAATGACGCAACCACAGACTGATTGCCCAGCAGGCGGGCGCTGCGACCACGACGAGGCGTGCAACACGCGCGGGTGCTTGCGTCTTGACCCGCCGCTGATAGGAGCGCCGCCAGTTCGCGAACCCACGCCTGTGCGTGCCGCGCTTGAAGCGGCTGGGCGGGCGCTCTGCTTTGGCCAGAACGGCATTGACTGCGATACCTGCCTGACGGCGGATCAGTGTCGCAAGCCGGGCCACTGGAATGTGGAGGCAGCGGCAACGGTCGCGGCATTCCTGCGCGCCATCACCACCGACGCAGAGCCGGGCCGCATTCACGCGCCGGGGATCGGCTGGATGCGCGTGCAAGACCTCGCCGCCGCAGCAGAGGAGGCCGCCAATGTCCGATGAAGCCAAGTCGACCCCGCCGATGCCCGCGGTAGCCTACGCGCCCGCGCCGTGTCCGACGTGCGGCGCGCGGACGGTCAAGGAAGCCAACGGCCTGTGTCGCCCCCGCTTCGATGAGACGGGCGAGGCGACTTGCGCCGGGCAGGACGAGGACGAGAGCGGTAACCTGACCCAGCCGACGCCCGAGAGCGTCGCCGCGCTGGATGAGTGGATCGAGCGCCATGGCCGACATTGAGAAGCGGACCACCTTCAAGCCGCCGGGCGCGATGATGCTGGAAGGGATGGCGCTTTATGGCGCCCCGGTGTGGCGCCCGCTTGTGCGGCGGCTTGATGAAGCGGTCATCACGGTTACGCAAGAGCCCGCGGAAAGCGGCTTCGTGATCCGCGCGACGATGAAGCTGCCGCGCATGGCGGCGGTGAGGGTGCCAGCCGATGACCGATGAAGCGGAACCGACCCAAACCCGCCCGCGTGATCGGTAACGCGGGCGGGCCTTGATCGGCTAGGCCGGCGCGTCCACGAGCGCGGCGCGGCGTTCTTGGACCAGCATTTCAACGCCGTGCTTTTCGTCGTCGTCTGCGATGGTGACGGCCATGCCGACCCACCAGCCATTGAGCGTGTCCAAGTCGTGGCACTTTTCAAGGGCGCGCGTCACGGCCCGGCGCCAGGCGCGGGCGGGGACGTTCTTGAGCGTCATGTCTTCCGGGTCCAGCACGGCGCGGGTTTCCATCGCCTCGGCCTCGGCGCGCATGGATCCGGGCTGCGCGGGCTGGCGCGGCGCGGGCAGGCCGTCCGGGATAGCGCGCTCGGCGTCGATGGTCTGGCCGCGCGCGGGCGGCATGTCGGGCGCCATCTGCTTGCCTTCCATTTCCTCGGCAGTCGGCGCCCCGCCGGTTTCCTCGGGGAACGCCATGCGAAGCGCCTGCGCTTCGGCGCATTTCGCAAGCTGGCCGTAAGGACGCTTAGCCCACATCTCGTTCGGGACTTCCGACTTGCCAATGGTGGCGTAGTTCTCGGTCCAGAACTCCTTAGCCACGAACGGCTTGCCGCGCCGCATGACCGTGACCTTGCACCACGCGGGATAGGTGACGGTCTTCTCCACGTTTTCCCAGTTCCCGCGCTGCTTGACCTTGCCGGCGAAGGTGCGCGTCACGTCCGGGCCGAACTCGGGTTCGCTCTTGCCGTCATATTCTCCGGTTCGCGCGGCGTCGATGCGATAGCTGTTGATGCCGGGCATGACCACGTCGCGCATCTCGCCGTCCATCCAGACAGGGACGATGTGAACCGGCTTCTTGAGCGGGTCGAGGCCGCGCGCCGTGCAGTATTCCAGCACCATGGCAACGCTTTCCGGCTTGGCGCCCGGATAAAGGCTGTCCCGCATGACGCGAAAAACCTGGCTTTCGTCGCGGGTGGTTGTGAGGGCGTTCATCGCGTCTTCTCCTGACGGGGGCTGATCTTGATGTGGCTGGCGCCATTCCGCAGCGCGGCGCCCGGCACCGGGCCGTGCTTCAACGCCTTGGCGATCGCGTGCAGATCCGGGCGCGGCGGCGGCTGCACCATGTATTCGGCGGGCAGCGCGGCCGGGTCCGTGACGGCGGCGGCAGTCTTGCCGTCCACCAGCGACAGGCGGTGATGCGGGAGGTCGATCGACGTTGCGCCCGTGTCGGCCATAACCTCGGCCAGCGCGGCGCGCAGGCGGTCCCCGCAAGCTTTGGCGGCGGCCTCGATTTCCTCCACGGCCATCAGCAGCGCGGCGGCGGCGCGCAGGCCGTCGAGGACGTTGCCGGCAAGCAGGAGGTCGGCATCGGCGTCAGCAGCGGCGCGAAACGGCACGCGCAGCGTCCCGGCCACGCGCAGGCGGTCAAGGGCGGCAGCTTCGTGCTTACCCATGGAGCGGCCCGCCATCGGAAAAGAGCGCGATCTGCCGCGGGTCACTAAAGACCACGTCATCCCCCGCGCGGCGCATGGTGTCGGCCAACGCGGCGGCGGTGGCGCGGTCTGCGGCTGCGTCGGCGGCCTCGCACTCGGCGCGGGCCGGGTCATGGTCGCGCAGGCGGCGGGCGATATCCTCGGCGCGCGCGGCGCGAAGAATGAGCGAGGCGTGTAGGCGCGCGAGCAAAACGCTCATCGCACCACCCCCGCCAACGCCTGCATCGATCCGCTGACCATCCAGACGGACAGCATATGCACGCCCATGACCACGACGGCGGGCGCCAGGGTGCAGGCGAGAACGAATAGGAAGATGTTGAGGCGGGTCATCAGCGCATTCCCTGCTTCTGGCGCCACGCGGCGCGGTGCATTTCGTCCATGGTCACGGGCGGCTCAGCGGCGCGGTCCTCGGCCTGCTGCTGCGCCAAGTCGTCGCGGCAGTCGTCGCACCACGGCTCGTCGCTGCGCGCCTGGCGCTCGCTGATTTCCCGCCATTCGCAGTGTTCGCAGTAGATGCGCGGCGGGTCGTCAAACGGCTCGCGCGGCGCCTTGGCTTCCATCGTCTCGCGGTCCATCACGCTTGCTCCTTTCGGGCCGCGTCGTCGCGCTCGACCTGGTGTTCAAACATCACGAGAATGTCGAACGTCTCTTCACCCAACGGGGTGCCGTCGCGCGTGCGCGTCCAATGCTTCCACGCCTCCGGCAGCGCGAAGAACCGGCACCCAGCCTGCACTCGCCACGCGCCGTCTTCGCAGCCCCACAACAGGAATTGGTATCCGTCCGTCCGCGAGCAGACCTTGCGGAGCACTCGCACCCTAACGCCGTTGCCGATGGTGGCGTCCGCGAGGTTGGCGCGCGCGAGGTAGGCGCCCGCGAGGTTGGCGCCCGCGAGGTTGGCGTTCGTGAGGTCGGCGCGCGCGAGGTTGGC